AACGTAAACCGTCTGCATCTTCTTCTGCCCCTTCGGGGTAAAGTCAATCTCGAAAAGGAAATCTCCCTCAGACTTGCGGTTCAGTGTTCCCATCGTGCTCTCCCTTTCTGATTCGTAATATTTCCTACTACATTATAATTATAGTAAGTTTGGGGCGTTTGGGCAAGAGCTTTTCGTAACATTGTGGCAAAAATTTCTGAAAAATTACCTTTTCGTAAGATTTACTCCGGCAGGCTCACCAACCGACCGCTGACGGGCTTCCAGATGTGCAGGCAATACTCGTGCTTGTTGACGTACTTGCTTTTCTTGGGATGGAACTGAATGCACTCCTCCTCGTCCTCAAAGAACATATCCTTGATGGCGCACATCTCGTCCCAAGTAGGGCAGCGCTTCTGGTTCTTCGGCGTGACACTGATATGCTCCCACAGGTCTCCCTTCGAGATTTCATCTACGCTCGCCAGAACGTAGAAAGCTCTGCCACTCACGAACACCTTGAATGAGCCGAAGAATGAATCCTGCCGCCACACTGGGTGCGGAACCCTATACTGGTCCAGCTTATGTAAGTCCTTCACTCCGCTTCACTTCCCTCCACGGGCCTGTGAATCGTTTTGCTCGTCCAAGCGCCGGAGTATGCTCCGAGCGACTCGAACTGTTCAAAGAGTGAGTCCCTGATTCCATCGAGGTATCTCTGAAAGTGGCGTTTCTGGAGGTTCTGCCGCCAGTCATCGCCCCAACCCTCGTCCCGCTGAAGCAGCTCCACCGCCAAGCTCCACTCGTTGTCCTCCAGCGCAATGTAGAACAACTGGTTCTGGAGAATAGCTCGGCGCTCACGTCCTACCCATTTGTCGCAGGGAACGAAACTGGGGAACTTCTTCCGCAGGGAGCTTTGCAACTCCTCGATAACGTCATCCTCCCACCACTGGGTGTCAATATCGCTGTACTCCCACAGGCACAGGTCCTCGAATGGAATGTCCCTACGGAGCCTCAGCTCAGGCTCCTCAGCGGCTGTTGAACCAATCGGGCGGTACACGCAGAGGTCATCGTTGTCTATGTAATAAAGCCCCTCGCACTTTCCGAGCACGCAGACATTTCCTCGTCCCATCAGTGTCACCTCCTCACCAAATACGTCTCGGACTCGCAGCGGGCGTCATCTTGATACCGATGTCACCAAACTCCGAGCAATCCGGCATATCGTTGTTGTAGACGTAGCAGCAGGGTTCTCCACGTCTGAGGTCCTCGCGGTCCATCTCCCACTCCTCTTCGTAATCGCTGACATAGAGGTAGGAGTCCATTACGCCCAGCGTTGTGCAGGAGCGAATCACCATGTACACCAGAGCGTTATAGTCTTTCTCAAACCTGCGAATCCGTTCCAGCTCCTCGCCCTCAACCCAGTAGAAAGCGTACAGCGGAGGCTCACTGCGGCTTATGTAGCCCTCCTTCTCGAACTGTCGAATGGTGTTGCCGTACACTCCCATCTGCCGCATACGCAGAACTGCCTCGGCCTTTTTCTTCTCAATACTCACGCTCATCACTCGTCATCCTCCTCAAAATCATTGTCAGGAATCCACTTGTCCAACCACCGGGAGAGGAATGGTACTCTCGGAACAACGACTTCCAAAAGGAATCCTCCAACTCCCAGCATCAGAAAGAACGCCGAAAGGTAGAAAGCCACCAGAACCAAATCCTCCAGCATTTCTGTCACCTCCTTCGGGTTTAGTATTTGTAGCAAATAGCAGGCTGGCCTTCGCTGTTAGTGAAGTGATACCAACGTGTTACTCCGTCTTTGCAGAACCCCATATTTTCTACATCGACCAACGCACATACACCAGCAGAGTTGTCGTGTGTCTCTTGGTAGTAAGTGGATTCGGCTCGTATTTCATCAATGGTCATTTTCACCCTTTTCATCTTCTTCGCCTTTCTCCCCGTAGAGCCGATAGGCCAGCTATCTGGCTTATCGCACTACGCAGACACGCCTGTCGTTATCGTAGAAGTCCACGCTGTACTTCATCTCGTAGGAGTCCGGCACCACTCTCACCTTTACGGCTCCTGTGGCAACAGAGACATCCAGCAGTTCCACTTGTACCGAGTGAATGTAGCACCCGTTCGGTGTGCGATAGTGACCGGAGTTATCCCTGACCGCCATCGTGTAGGTTCTGCTGCATCTGGGTCTCGGAAGACTCTTCACAACCTTCTTCATGCTCTTGGCGAAGTCCTGCTTGGAAAGGCTGCTCTGCATATACAGCTCCTCAATGAGCTTGTACTGCTCCCCAGTAACCTCTCGGCCCACCAGCCGCTCAAATTCAACCTGCATCATCGTTTTATACCTCCAATTTTACTATTCTTATAAACTTCCTACTGATGTTATAATTATAGTAAACTTCCCTCGGTAGGGCAAGAGGTTTCGAAAACATTTTTATAATTTTCTCCCTGAATTTACCTTTTGGTAAGATTTGAACGGGACTCGCTGTCTGGGCGCATAGGAGGGCCTATACAGGGCATTCTCATTTGGGAGTATAATTTCTCCTGCGGAGCGCTTCGGCCCAATCCAACCACTCTCTCATCGGAAATAGTAGCACCTACGCCTCGCCCAAGGAGCTACGGCGTTGATATGTAGTAGACTCTCCCTGACTTCGGTCGTGTCGTAGGCGAGCCACCGAGCGGTAGCTATACCCGAAGCCAGTACCCGAAAAAATCGAAGAGTACCTTTTTCTTTATCATTTTCATTTTCAATTTCATCTTCATATTCAATTTCATTTTCATATTCAGAGTTTGCCGGGCATTTTGCTGGATGCTTTGCCGGAGAGTTTGCTGGAAGATTTGCTGCGGCAAAATTCTCTGGAAACAAAAATAAGCCCCCAACCATTTAGGCTGAGGGCTTATCTGAGTCTGTTACACCACGTTCAGGTACTTCACAGCTACCCACGAGGTGATTTCTTTGAGGAGGGCTTCTTTCTCCCCTTTATGTGTAGCAATCTGCGACACAGTGTACTGCTTCCCGATGACAAACGAAGGAACTTTCGTGCCTCTCGCAGTGGTCATGCCGCCGTACACAGCGCCAGAGTCTACGGTGACTTTACTGCCAACCTTGACCTCTGCGGAGGATGTAGAAGCAGTGCCGGTCTTGGTAGCGTAGTCGAGCGAAATCCAACCAGCACCAGATTTCAGTTTGCCCCACTTGGAGGCTCCAGTGCCATCGGACTCGGCAACGATAGTGTAGACGCCGGGCTTAATGAAGCCCTTGCTGCTGTAATTCGTGCCGGGGCCAGAGCGGATATTCAGGTCGCTGGTGGTAATCTTGACGGTGTAGTTGGTGGTAGTGCTGCCGGAAGCGTTGCCGCCAGCGTTGCCGGAGGTGCTGCCGCCAAGCTGTGCTGTAACTTTGCTGGCAAGGTCGCCCATGCGAGAGTACATCCAGTTACCGGGGCAACTCTTGTTGGCGAACCAGCGGTGTACGGTCAACACCATCTCGTCGGACTTCGGAGAGTAGTTGAGAGTCTTGGTCTTATCGCCGAGCCAGAGCAGCTTTTTCTTCCCGTTGCGCTTGCAGATGTCTACACAGAGCGTGATGAGCTTCTGGTACACCACGTCTTTGAACGCATACGGAGCAGAAGCATCAGAAGCGCACTCAATGGTTACGGCCCGCTGGTCGTTTGCATTGGAGGACGTACACCAAGAACGGTTGGCTTCATTCACACACAGCAGTACACGACCGTCTGCTCCGATACCGTAGTTGCAGCTCGCTTGCTTAGAGACAGGCATAAAGATATTACCCAGTGTCTCCACAGAGCACTGGCCCACAACGCAATGAGGGGTGATTCGGTCAATGGAGTGAGTTCGAGCGCCGGAATGGTTCGGGCTGAGTTTGGTGTAGGAAACCAGAGGACTGTTACTCATCTTCATCGTCCCCCTTTCCATCACCCTCGCAGAAACCGGCAATAGTGTCCTCATCTACAACATCGCCTTCCTCGTCGTAGATGTAGCCAGTTTCCTCGTCGTAGTTGAGGGTGCCTACATATGGAAGGTCGTCGTCAATCTCCTTTTTGTAGTAACGGAGACTGAGTTCAGGTTTTTTCTTCTCAGACATGATTTATTCCTCCTTCTGGGTATCGGAACCAGCCTCGGCGGGCAGCTCAAGGGTGACAGTCTCAGGGAGTTCCACAACGGGAATGACACCCTGATTCAGCTCGTACACAGCGGATTCAATAAGTGCATCGAGCTTCGCTTCGTCAACCGTGATTCCATGCTCACGGAGCCACTGGATGACATACGCCTTCTTCTCTTCGCCGCGACCGCTGCCCTTATAAATCTGCTCGGCGGCAGAGACGGCAATCTTCACCCAAGCGTTGATTTCAGCCTGCTGCTGCGCCGTGGTCTTGGAGCGGATATAGGGGATGACGAAGGCGGTGATAAGGGCTGCGATAAGAGCCGCAACCGCCTCAACGATGGGAGTGATGTCGTACATAGTAGTTCCTCCTTATAAAGTCATAAAATTACCCCTTGCCAGACTCTTCATCAGGCAAGGGGTTTCCATCTGCGTCAAGCCGGTGTTTATTCCGGCTGACCTTTTCGCCAAGGCTCTTGCCTGCGTAGGTAATTAGATACCCAATGCAGGCAGTGAAAACAGTGGTGGTCACATCTGAAACAGACTCCCTATAAAAGATAGGGAGTACATACGAGGCGATAACGGAGCAGGTCGCTATCAGGACCGCCCATATCGCAAGGAGCTTGGAAAACTCCAGAGGTTTCTTCTTCGCCTTGGCTCTTTTTCTCTTACGTTTCCAGCTCTTCCACCACTTTTGAAGTTTCTCCAGAATCACCATCGCCTCCATTTCCTATCGTTCCAAAAAATCTCCAGCGCCCCGGCAAGCGCCAGGGCGAGGAGCTTCAGAACCCACATTTACTCGTCCAGCAAGGCGTGAATGCCCTGCTCAGCGAGGAAATCTTTCTGTTTATGCTTGATGTCAGCAGCGTATTTCAACGCAGCCTCCATGTCGCCATTGGTATGGCCTCTCTGCATGGCATGAGCGGTAGCCTCACCGAGAGCGATGCTCGCTCTTGTGCTCTGCACGATGAGCAGGAAGAGCTGCTGCTGGTCAGCGTTCTTCTTTTCCTGCACAGCTTCGCGGGCTTCCACACGCACCTTGAGACGCCACACAATCAAACCCATAATTGCGGACGGTACACCCATCGCAGCGATGAACGCCACGACGAGTGAGCCGAAGTCAATCTGCACCATTGGAACCGCCCCCTTACTCGATAAGCACCCACTGCCACAGGCCAGCGGAATCCGGGGGCCATACACAAGGCTTCATATCGCCGCCCTCGGCAACCTGATAGATGTGTCCCTCGTAGCTAAAATAGGTGCCAGCAGTGCAGTCCATGCCGTACACCCACGGGATGGGGTCCTCCAGCGTACCAGCGTGTGTCTGGTCAATAGGCCGGTAGACCGCCAGCATCCCTTCGCCATGAGGCGGCTGGTGCTCCTGCGGAATCACGCCGCCAGCCGAAACCACTCGATACAGCGTGTCGCCGTCCTTGAGGATGGTGTTCTGTTCGAGTTTGTTCCCAGCAGCGAGCAGGTCCTCCCACAGAGGGAACAGGTCCACCATCTGCAACGCTTGCGTGTCGGTGATGGTAGTGGCGGTGGCGCAGAAGGCCATCGCAGCTACCTGAATCTGCGCGTTGTAGGGCTTATCGTGTGAGTCCTGAGCTTCTTTCTCTTGGATAGCCTTCACGCTATCCTTTCTCCATTTCACACCCATTACTGGAACCCTCCTTGAATCGAAGTGATATAGCCGCCCTCATCGGAGTCGCCACGCTCCGCAGTAACACGGAAGTTGAAGGCGAAGCCGTTTGCGGCGGTCTCGTTTTGGAACAGGTAGTTGTTCCCGTTTTTGCACTCCTGAGTGCAGTCCTCCCAGACCGGGGAATCGTCCTTAGCGTTGTTCGTTACCTCAACCGTGTAATCGGCATCGGTGGGAATATGCCCGGTAACAGTGATTGCGCAGATGGAGATTTTCGCATCGGCGTCCATCGGAGTCTCAAGAGTGATAACAGCCTTCACGACCTTCTTCGCAAAGGTCAGGGTCAGAGTGGTGGTTTCTTTGCCATCGCTGGCCTCAATCACCATCGTGTGGTTGCCGTTCAAGAGCTTCATGAAATACTCGCCGGTCACGGCAAAGCTGTTATTCTGGCTCTTCGTTGCGGTGAAGGTGCGTTTGACCACGCCGTCCATCTTTTCGGTGACTGTCACAGAATCAGCGGCGTCCTCATCGTTCACGGAGTACGAAACGGTGAAACCGCTGGTCTTTGTGCCGAGGTTCTGGTTGTCCTCGTAGTCACAGGTGATGGTCGGGGCGGTGTTGTTGTTGACAGTACGGGTCTGAGAGGTGGTCCAAGCGGACTCCGCATTGTAGGCGTCGTATGCCTTAACACGGTAGGCCACAGTACCCCAGCCCTTGGTGATGGTGTCGGTGAAGCTCAGGGCGTTTTCCTTGAGCACCTGAGTCCACTCGCCATCATCCACCTTGCGCTCCAGAACATAGCCGGAAACATTGCCCTCAGTGTCGCTCGAAGCGGACCAAGTAATCTGCAAAGTGGAACCGCCCTTCACCTCGGTAGGAACCGAAATGGAGGGCGGTGCGGAAGGAGCCGTATTATTGATGACCTCGACCTGCGAGCTTGTGCGGTAGCCGCTCTGCTCACCGTTCGAGTCGTAGGCTTTGACTCGGTACATCACGCTCTGCGTACCATACGCCACGCTGTTCTGCGTGGAGGTTGCGTTGCCTTGGTAAATCTGACTCCAACTGCTGCCGCCGTTGTCCGAGCGCTCTACAATATACCCTTCAAGGTTTCCATCGGGGTCGGTGCTCGCGCCCCAAGAAATCGTGATGGTAGAGCCACCGGAGATATTCTCAGGGACGGAGATGGAGGACGGTGTAGTCGGGGGCTGGTTCGTCTGCACAGAGCCATCGTCAGAGACCGAGAGTGAAGAGTCAAGAACCAAAGCGGGCCGAACCCCAACAGTGTTGTGGTAGCTCCAGTAGTAGTAGTTACCATTGGAGTTGACGTGCCAGACGTAGCTGGTGTTGTTGGTGTTCGGGGAGCGGAGCCACCAGTGGGTGGCGCTGCCGTTATAATTGGCGATGCGCTTGTTATTAGCAGCGCTTCCTGTGCCAGAGCTGAAGTACGAGAGCTTTGCACCGTCACGAGGGAAGTACGAGCTATCGCTGGTGGTCCAGCCCAGCTCGTAACCGGACAGAAGGAAGATTTTGCAGCTCAGGCCGTTTGCGCCGGACGCTACCGAGCCTCCAGAACCAGTGCCGTTCTGATACGGAATCTTCACCTGCTTGATGGCGTTCTTGATGTCGTTATCGAACAGGTTCAGGAAGGTTCCGTTCAGGTAGGAATGGATGTCGGAGTTCTTGTAGTCGTTGTTCGAGCTGTCCCACTGTCGGGTGGTGTAGATGTCCTTCAGCAGCAGCCAAGTACCGTTGCAGCTCGAATCGTACATACTGGACGGAAGTCCCTGATGTACGACCAAGAAGTCCCTCGGAGAACCGCCAAGGTTCAGTTTGACAGTGCTGCCGACTGACATCGAGCCGAGTTTTGTGCTCATATACTGATTGCCTCCTTTATGATGTTTTCCACCCTCTTGCGGTATCTATCTCGCAAGATGTAGGTGTTACCGTGTGCGGCATGGGCGTTCCATGCCTTAAAGCTGATAATTATGTCCTCTTTGCTGACCTCTCCTTTTGGATAGGCTTTAGACCAGTACCTGAGTCGAGCGTTCATGCGCTGAATGGAAGAACGGCGCAGCTTCATAACTACTTTTCCTGTTTCGGTCAAATAGGTGTGGAAGCCACAAAAATCAATCCCGTTTCGCAACGGGAAAATTGCCGTTTTCTGGTTCAGCTCAAGGTGGAGGTTCGCAAGGTATGTGCGAATCTCCTTCAGGCAGTAGCGTAGGTACTCCTTGTCCTCGTGAATGAGGTAGAAGTCATCCATATACCGTCCGTAGTACCGAATCCGAAGCCGTTCCTTTACAAAGTGGTCAAAGCTGTCAAGGAACATCAGCGCGAGCAGTTGAGATGTCTGGTAGCCCAGCGGAAGTCCGTCTGAGGTGTCAATATAGGTACACATCAGCTCGAACACCCTGTCATCCTCGACCCGTTCTCTGAGCTTTTGCTTCACAAGTTCGTGGTCGATGGAAGCGAAGAACTTCCTGACATCGCATTTCAGAACCCAGCCGTCAGCGTAGTCCCACTCGCTCATAGGCTTGTACGGGAGACCGTTCAACCTGCGGTATTCCTCATCTTTTCCTTTCCTCGAACGGAAATAGGAGAGCATCGCAGAGCGGAGCCTCGATAGGCCGTAGTGAGTGCCTTTGTCACGCTGGCTGGCGTAGTTGTCAAGAATGAAGCTGTGCGTGATAGCCTCGTAGAGAATGTTGTCTACGAGAGCGTGTTGCACTACCTTGTCAACAAACGCCGGAGCTTGCACCAGACGGAGTTTCGGTTCTCGTACATAGAAAACCTCGAATTTCCTCGGTACATACTTTCGGGTTCTGAGAATATAGGAAAGTCTTTCGGTGAGCTGCAAGACATTTGCCTCGTACTGAGCGGCGCTGTACTTGCTTCTCTTTCCTCGTCTTGCGGCGAGGAATGCGTTGTACAGCACCTCAAACTCGCACATCTCGTCAAAAGTCATAGGCATCACCTCCGTATTGATAAAACTAAACGCCGTGGCAGCCGCCTTCCCCGTAGGGCCTGCGGCATCGGCGTACTGTATTCGCCCTTGCCGGTTGCACAATAGCAAGGAGCAGGATATGACTCCCTTTGATGATGGGGACACTCTTTTCGCCGTAAGGCTACTCACACTGGCCTTTCCATCAGAGCGGGCCGAACCCCATAAGTGTTGTTGTAGTTCCAGTTGTTGTAGTTACCATTGGAGTTGACGTTCCAGACGTTGTTGGTGTTGTTGGTGTTCGGGGAGCGGAGCCACCAGTTGGTGGCGGGAATGAGTCATACCCTGATACAAAGCGGCTGTGCTACCGCTGTGCATCCTGATTCAGCTTTGCCATCACCGCAGCGATGACACGGGCAATGCGTTCATCTTCCTTTGCCTGCTCTTTTGCGAGAGCAGCAGAGCGAAGTGACTCAGCCCGTACAGAATCTTTCTTCTTCCACGACAAGCTCATGTACTTCACATCCGTTACGAGCTTTGTCCAGTGCTGGCTTCTCTTGATGCTGACATACCCAAGCTCCAAGATGATATTGACGAGCTGGAGCATCAGATTGCAGCCCTTGAGGGCCTCATCGATAAACGCCAATCGCTTATCGTACTCGACCTCGAACCGGCAGTCGTTCGCCATCTGGATGCTGACCACGATATTCACCACGGTCTCACGCAGGAGCCTGATGTATGTGTGAATCGTGCTCTTTGGAAAACCCTGCTTGCCGGAAGAGCGTTTGAGCCGGTCTGCGGCGTCCGCGCAGAACGCCTGTACCTCTTCAGGCTTCATGGTTTTGAGCTTCAGCATCGTTGAGAGAACATCCTTCGTTTCGAGGCTTTTCTCACTGGCAGGTTTCGTAACGGTAAAGGTGTAAATGAGCAGGTCTTTTGCCTTATTTCCAATCTGGAATTCTTTCGGTGTTTCTGCCACGACCGCATTTCCTTTCTATGCACACTCCATTGAGGGCCTGTTCTATATCGCTTGGCTCTCCATAGAACCGGCAGCAGTCGTGCCGGATAACGAGGACGCCTTCGTTACCGCTGAACGTAGTGCCACAGAGAACAATTTCGTCATTTTTGCAGATGTGCTCGCATGGGGCGTTTAGTTCAGCGAACAGGCTGCCGATAATACAGGACAGCTCGTTGGGCGGTCTGGCGAAAACAAACTCTTCTTTGCTCATCAGAACTCAATCCTCTTCGACTCGGTATTCCAAACGCCCTCAACAGTTATACCGTCGAGCGTCTCAAAGGTAACTGTGAACGGGTTGCCCGTGACTTCTGTATTGAACATCAATTCAAGCAGGGACAGGCGGGCGTCCAAGTCGGTCACATCGTTTCTGATGGAGAAATGGGCATTGACATCAATGTTGTGTGCATCAATCAACGCCTGCGCCTCTTCCAAAAAGAGAGGAAGAACAGTGACCATGCAGTATTCGGCTACGTCCTCAGAGGTCATCCACGCCTCTGCGGAGTAGTCAATCTCGACGCCGGACTCATCTCCGATGTCGATGCACACAGGGTATCTGCGAACATCTACACCGGTAGAGGATGCAGCGCTGACCCACTGCGGATAATTGCCGAGGCAGCCATAATAGATGAGAACCTCTCCTTCGTCGGGGTCGTAGGCGTAGATTCCGAACTCGTTGAGCCAGAATCCCTCGTCCAAGCCGCCGTTCAGGTCGGACCTGTACTCGACAATCATCTTCACGCTGGCCCCGTCGTATGTGGGGACGGTGGAAGTAGCCGCCGCAACAGGCGCTACGAGGTCTGTGAGCGTTTTCGGATTTGTTTCATCAGGGCAGGCACCGCTGCCCACCATAATTCGGGAGAGCGAGAGCGTTTTGCCAGCAACGAGCTTGGCAATCAGCGCCCTGCCTTGGTCTGTGACCGTAAAGCCATACCAACTCATTCTGATACCTCCATTTCAGGTAGTTTTGTCTGCATAATGTTCTGGAACGCCGGAACGGGTTTTACCGTATCTTCAAGGTCGATGCCGACAGGTATTTCAGGCAGCGTAGTGCTCTGATACCCTCTGCCGAGTATGCCGGTAACAGGAAGAGTGCAGCGCATCTCTGGCGAAGTGGTGTAAGCGATGACCTTGATGCCGACGCCCGCCGCCTTTACAAACGGCGCATTAAGAAGAGCTTGCGCATTATCCTCCGGCGCAAGCTCTTCTGTCTCGAATATCATAGTGGCAGGCTGCTCCTCGTCCTCTCGGTAGTAGAGGGGCTTATCCCAGAACATCTGGAAGGAATGGATTATGTCGTAGTAAGTGCAGCGGTTCGTGTTCTTCCAAATCTTGTAGATAAGGAATCGCCTGTATTCATCATCCTCCAAAACAAACACGGACTCAGGGATGCAGGCCAACTCACCGGCCTCTTTCCGTGTCAGCACAACGATGTCGCCTACACCGTCGAGCTGCTTTCCCACGGACTCTTCTACGCTGCGCTTTGTTTTGAGGTCCTCGAAGAACAGCCGGACATCATTAAGCTGCCTGCCGATGGCCTCCATCAGCGCATCTATGACAGGTTTCTCTTTGAATTGCTCTACGAGGTCCTGCTTCAACAGCTCAATATAGTCAACCATCAATGACCACCCCGATTCGGCTTTCGCTGGTGATGGCCCGCTGCCTTGCGGTGATGCTCACGCTGCGCTCCGTGTAGGATGAAGGGCTTGCAGAAGAATCTGTTGAGGAAAAGAGCCGGATGTCAAAATAGTCGATGCCAGCCACTTTCCTATACAGCTCGGTGGTGAACCGCTGAGGGACAACATCGCTGCCAGCCTCCACGCCCTCCATGCACTCCAAAATGGTTTCTTTGATGAGGTCGGCATAGTTGGTAGGGGTGTTGATGCTGGAGCTGAGGGTGACGCCCACTTGGAACCAGACGTAAACATAGGTCGGGCGGTTGAAGCGAATGGTGATGTCCTCGCCGCAAACGCCCGGAAGAACCGTTTCTACGCTGCCGTAGGTGCTGATACCTCCGGCCTTCGTGTTGAGAATCTGCTGGGCGATTTCCGTGGCACTGCCGCCATCCACGACGATTTCTACACTATGAGGGGGCCTGCCCATCTCATCGGTGACGTTGGTGTCGTTCTCATAAGGAGCTACGGACTCCACACCCTGCACATTCTCCAGAATGGCGCTCCTGATGCTCTCCAGCATGGCAGAGGACCGGCTGTAAATCTTGTCGATGTATGACTGCCGGAACTCCGTGTCGGTTTCAGTGAGACGCCCAGCGATGTAGGAACCCACATTGGTGACGGATTCCAGCCCAGCGACGGTTTTCACTATCTTCGTGATAACGCCGTTCGGGATAAGGATGTCTCCGTACTCCTCGGTGCCAAACTGGATGATGCTGCCTACCGTTTCGGTGGTCAGGTTCTCCGAGAGTACCATCGTGTTGGAACTGGCTTCATCCACCGCCTCAATAGTGAGCTTCCCGTCAGCGTAGCTAACCTTAAACTCATCATCGGTGATGGCAGAAGCAAGGGCCTCCAAAGAGCTTGCGGAGTACAGCTCGGCGTTGAGCACAATACTCAGCGTAGAATCGTCTCCCTCTCCGGCGAGCACGACCACCGCCTTATTGAACGAAGAACGAGTAATCTGCCCATTCGATTGGTTCGTCAGGTTGATAGCTGGATTTGTGTCACTGGCAATGAGAGTACCAGCAGGAACGACTGTGCCGTCTAAACCGGTGCAAAGGATGGAGTAGTACGACTTTGCAGGCATCTCTCGTGTGGTGCCGCCGAACTGGGCGGCGTTATCGAGACTGCTGCTTTCGGCTGTGGAGGGATACTGGGAGTCGTATACCTCGTTGCCAAACTCCCACAGCTCTGCAATCCTATCAGCGATATTCGTCATCATGTGATTGAGGATTGACTGCGGGTTTTGCCGGGTATTCACGCCCAACTTTTTGCTCATATCCTCGTGCATCTCCTCCAAGATGACATCGAGGCGTTTGATATTCGGCCCCTGCGGGGTCAGGCCGTATGTTGCCACTGAATCTTCACCTCCTCGGTATAGGTGTCCTCATCAGTGCAGAAAACCACGGAGATTGACGCAGAGCGGGTCCTGTTATCGAGGGAAAAGTCTATGCTTTCCACGTCAGTTACCTCGTCAACGCTCATCACCGTTTCCCTGATAAGGTGCTTTATTTTGGTGTCGCTCGGGTTCTTGACGAAAACTTCTTCAAAGTATGGAAAACCAAGCTCCGGGCCTAACCTCCACTCCTCCAAGAACCAGAGCAGCCGGATTCGGACGGCTTGGCAGACACTCTGAGTAGGCGATACATCGCCTTTCATAGTCAACTCTAAATCGCCGTCTTTTGTAAGTTTCAAATCTATCATGACGCTCTCCTTTCTCAGTGAGGTGTAGAGGTGCTGCCGCCGCTGTCGCCGGTATGCGTATGTGTAGCGAGGCTGATGCCAGAACCAGTGACATCGCCGGTGGCGTCGATTTTGCCGTTGACGGTCAGGTTGCCGTCAATAACGACCTCACCAGACTTCACCGTGAGCGTTGTACCACCCGATTGCAGCACCACAGCATTTTCGGAACAGGCTTTCTGCATAACAGGGCTGCCGGTATTCTTGAGGCTCGGAATCGCCACGGCGTTGCTGAGGTCGAAACTCAGCTCAGTGTCGGTTTCTTTCCCGTACAGCCAGTAATCAAGGGATTTCTCCCCGAATACCAGCAGGCAGCCATCTCCTGCCTTTATCGGGAAGGCAATGGTCACGTTCGCACTCTGCGGAAATACCACGGGTACGCCACTGATGGATGGGTAGTCCATCGTCTCTCCGTTCGGTTTCTTAAACTTCGCCACCGGCTGCACCGATGCGAGGCCGGTAGAGGGGTCATACGACTTTATAGTCGCTGGAACGGCGGTGTGCATCTCCTCTGTGGCCTTCTTCGCGGTCTTTTTCACCTGATTTACAAGTTCCTGCATCATACTCAGCTCACCTCCAGCAGACGGGCAGTGCAGGTCCAAGAGCTGCCGTAGTTGTCCCCGTCGATGGCGATGGAGTAGACCCGGAAGTAGCCCTTTACCTGCTTACTGTTCAAATACACATAGTCATCAACCGTGATGGCGGCGTTCATCAGAAATTCCACGTCCCAGCCGTACTCGTACCCATCTGCCTCGTCGGAAATCTGAACCCTTGTGGGCGTGTTTACGAGGCCGGTCTGGGCAGACAGCTCATACACCTCACGGCTCATCGTGTCCTTCGGTTTTTTCACCTGAAGCACGCCGTTATTGATGCTCCACACAAGTCCGCTGGTATCGCAGGCTTTTGTAAGCACATTCGCGGCAGGGCCTACATATGAGAACCCGTTCGGGATGTCCTTAAACTCCGCATTGTAGGAGAAAGACACCGTAACGCCCATCTGGTCGGCAACGTCCTGAATGAGCGTTTTGCAGTTCACAACGCCATCATAACCCACGGAAACATAGGTATCGCGCAGTTCGATTCGATTGTCCACCAGCTCGATTTCTGTGAGCATATCACTGCCATCGAGCTTTGTACTGGCGAAAGTGACTACGCCGGTAAACACGAGAGGCATCACGCTCCCATATCCGGCCTTCAATACCACCACGCAGTCATCTTTGTTCAGCTCTGCGAGATGCTCCGGGCTGAGATTCCAGAGCGACACCTTTGCGGTATTGGCACTGTCCGTGTCCGCTCTTTCAACGGAGAACGAGATGTGCAGGGGCCTACTCCCTTGCCCGATTTCAAAGCCAGTAGAGCCTGCCTGCCCTGCGGAGAATCGGTATTGTCTATCCCAGTTTTGCACCGTATCGCCTCCTTGTTATGTAAAAACGGAGGAGATTGCTCTCCTCCGCAAATCCCCAGCATCAAGCCGGAATGAATATAAACTTTGCTTTGCCCTCAACGAAGTCGTTTCTTCCCACAGAATCAAGCTCTGTGAGGACTCCGAACACGCCGAGGGGCATTTGATTCGTTCCCCAAAACAGATTGAGAGGGAATTGAGGGACAATCTTTACTCCTATTCGGATGGGATTGCCCAACGAATCATAGAGTCCGAAGTACCAGTAGCCACCCGTATCATTGTAGGTGAATCGTATCTGATACTGAGTGCCAAGCAGCGTGATTCTGGACACGCTGTCGTTCATGTCAGGCACTTCGATGACGATAGCGTCCATCGAACCACCTCCTTAAATCAGACCAAAGCCGGATGCGGCTTGGTATAGGATGGAGCCGCTGCTGCCGCTGGAACCTCCTGAAGAACCCCCAGAACTCCCACCGCCAGAACTGCCGCCAGACGAACCTCCTCCAGAAGAGCTGCTTGAACTCCCGCCGCCCGAAGAGGCGGTAGAGGTGCTGGCACTTCCTGCGGATGCTCCCGTTGTGCCGGACTTGCCGTAACTGGCTGGAATGGTGACAGTGGAGCTTTCCGTGACTACGATTTTCTTGAAAGAAATAGGAATCTCCCTCGCATAGCCAGCGGAAGTGCTCTTGGCGATAGAGATACTGGTGATAGCCATGTTGTCGTAAACAGCGTCTGAGGTCACTATCGTGATGACCTTTTTAGAGAAGTACAGCTCCTCCAGACGTTTGACAACATTCTCGACCCTGCCGGAGCCGGAGCCGAAGCGCTGTTTCCATGTCACAGGAGTGTCCGTGACGAACAGGGTCATGGAGATGGTTTCGGGCTTCAGGACGATAGTATCGCTCACGCTGAACCCTTCTTCGGTGGGGTACTCCGGCACCTCAGCAGAGTAGTCGATGCTCTGGTCTATCAGTGCGTCAAACTCAATGCCGTCGATGCTGACGGGCTGTTTTGCTCGTGCCATACCATCACCTACCTTGCAAACGCCAGCGCACGGGCCATCTGGCTTGTAGCGTCATCGGACGCCTTTTCCATAGCGGCAGAACTCTTTTCCTGCCCAGCCCGGTCTCCGTTGAACTGGTTGCTGATATTGACATTCTGCGTAACAGTCCTGTTGGACGTGCTGGAGCCAGCAACGCCTTGGGCGGTGCCAGCGGACACCACATTCGCCTTCGCCATCACAGACATATCGCCTGTGAGGTTCTGCAATGCGCCCTCTACCTTTTTCTTGCCAGCGTTGATGCCACGCACCATCAGGTCTATCATGTCGGGCATATAGGTGTCGAAGTCGCTCAGAGGCCCATCTTCAGGCACAGAGAAGCCGAGGAAGGACTTGATTTTATTCGCTACACCAGAGATAGCATCGCCAATAGCGCCGATGCAGCTCTTGATACCGTTCACAATACCGTTGATGATGTCAGCGCCCCACTGGAAGGCTTGGGCAGGGAGGGACTTAATCCAGTTGATGGCTGCATTGAAGCCGTTCACAATGGCGTCTTTGATACCCGTGACCTTTTCGATGACCGCAGTCTTTGCAGCCTCCCAGATACCGCCGAGCCACGAGGACAAACCGCTCCAGATAGAAGTGAGTACCTGCCAAGCACCTGTGAACAGGGCTTTGATGGCGTCCCAAACTGCGGACGCTATATTTTTAATCGCTTCCCACGCTCCCTGCCAGTTGCCGGTAAACACGTTCGCAAGGAAGTCGATGATTCCTGCAATCGCACTCAGGAACGGCTGGATGAGAGAGATGAGCGTGTTCCAGATTGCGCTGAATACAGCAGTGATGGTCCCGCCCCATTGCTCCCAGAACGCAGATAGCGCATTGAAGATTGTTTGCGCTGCGGACGACAGCGCGTTCCACAGCGTTTCGAGAAGCGTTTTGATGCCCTCCCAGATAGTCTGGAGGGACTGCATGACACTCTCGCCGTTCTCGGCCCACCAGTCGGACAAGGCACCGAAAATGGTCTGTGCGGCGCTCTTGATGACATTCCATACATTCAGCAGGAAATCTTTTATGATATTCCATGCGTTGAGTATGGTCTGCCGGGCGTTGTCCGCGCCGATACCCGCCTTGTCGAAGATAGTTCCGATGAGGCTGTTATCGCCTTTCATAAAGGCAACGAAGTCTTGAATCAGCAGCACCAGTATCAGGATGAGTCCAAACACCAGCATTGCTTTCGCTCCGGCCATTCCCATTGCTTTCGCAAGCGACGAGAACCCTTTTACGGCGTTGAATATCGCCTTGCCTTTCAGAACGGCAAAAGTCGCGGCAAGTGTTACGGCAAGAACACCAAGAATCTTCTCGGCACCGCCAACTTTCACCGCAAAATCGTTGATGCGCTGCACAATGTTACGCAGCATGGAAATACCTCGTGTTCCGAAGGATAGCACCTTTTGGAACACCGGCATAAAAAACTGGCCTATGAGCTGCTTCAGCTCTTTTAACCTCGATTGGAAACCTCTCAGGGTGCTGGCGTAAGAACCCATGCTTCGCTCGCAGTCACCCACGGCGTCAGCACTCTGGGACAAGATGGCCTGATAGTTGACCTGCATCTTAGTCACTTGGTCGAGTGACTCATAGGTGCCAGTCAGACCCAGCGTCATCATTGCCTGCTCTCTGGTGGCATCGTTTAACACAGCACCGAGGCCCTTTGCCGCCTCGGACTCACCCATGATGGCCTTCGTCATATTTTCTATGGCGTAGGATTCATCAAGGTTGCCGAAGGAGGCCAAGTCAAGAGCCAGTGTGGTCATCTGCTTAGAAAGCTCTGCACCGGCCTCACGGGTCATGCCAAAGCCAACGAGAAGGTTCTGCTGGTCAGCCAGATAGGTCTTGATGTCATTTTTATTTCTGGCAATGGCATCGGCATAACTCTGCGCCCAAGCGTCTACATCTTCGCTGATGTTCCCGAATACGACGTTGAACTTATTCTCCATCTCCTCCACTTCGGAGGCCAGAGACACACAGTCGTTGATAGCAGACGCAATACCCGCAATAGAGACGGTCAGACCAATGGCCCCAAGAGCTTTCGTTGCCATCGACTTCAGCGATTGTACGCTGCTCTCAACCTTGTTCTCGGATGACTTATCCAGTTTGTACCCGAACAAGATGCCGATGTCTCTTATGGTCATGCCATCAGTTCACCCCCTTGGCAATCTCATCTGCCCGTCCTGCCTCTACATCCTGCTCCATGCGATACAGCGCATAGAGCTTGAGGGCCTCATCCAGTGTGTAACAGGATTTTAGCTCAGACATGGTGGCGAGACGGGCCTTGATGAGAATGTACATCCGCAGCTCTAATTCGCAGAAGCCGCTGAGGTCGAGCTTTCCGTACTTGTCTGGCTCGGAGTCACCGTCTGCTTCAACGCCTCTACGACTGGTCCAAATCGGCCTCCGAGCTTCTTGAAAAAACCGTTGTAGTTGGTGCGGATGACCTCAAAGGCCAGAATGAACATATCCTGCACATCCTCGCAGAACACCTCGTTGGCTACATCCTCGGTGAGAATCTGGACACGCTCGCCGGGGATTTCAACCGAGATATTCTTCCCTGCGATGAGCAGGTGCTTGAGAATGGACTCAATCTTGTCGCCAGACAGGGACGAGAACGCTGCGCTGATGGCAGGGCCGGCGTCCTTCACGTCGATGTCAAAAAGACCGTTACCCATATTCTCCGCCGCAGTGCCGGACGGAATCAGCGAGGTCAGGCCAGTAACGAGGGGCAGAACAAGAGCGGCGAGTTCGCCGCTCAGGTTCGCCGCCTTAAACGCCGGAAGGGGCCGGATGTAAAAAGTGTTTTCGCCAACAGTAACTTCTCTGCTTTCGAGCTGCTTCATGGTTTTCCTCCTTGTTCGTTAAACACGGCGTCGCCGGTATCAAGCTCCCACTCACGGTTGTTCGTTTCCTTGCCACGAGTAACCGCAGCCTTCTTCATGCACCAAGCAGCCTCGGTGCTGAACACCAGACCGCCCTTCAGGTCTTTGATGAGAAGCGGGAACATACCATCGCCGGTGTCAATGTCTTTATCGCACATCTGAGAGAAGAAGGCGTTGCTGTCACTGGTTTGGAGCAGGGTGATGTTCACCTTGAAGGTATTATCGGGAGAAACAGCTCGAACAATCTCGCCGTCGCAGCCTACCTTCTTGGTGATGCCGTCGCCGTTGGCCTCGATGGAGATAAAGGTGTCATCTGCGAAGCCTGTGACGATATGGGAACCAGCCGCAATGGTGACTTCCTTAGGGCTGTAGGTTTTAATCTTACTGGACATCTGTTATCCCTCCTTAGCTCAGGCGCTCATAGGTCAAGTTGCCTTTGATTTCCGCCAGATGGATAGCGCCAGCCAGTCGTGCGGCGAACCCGCAGTCCTTAAGGATTCGGGATGCCTTCTGAGTGCTGGTAATATCAGCAGCCAGCGGGACACTTGTGGTGTAGCCGGGAATGGCATTGCCGTCCTTGTCATACTCCGTAGGAGCGATTCCACCATACTTCTGCCCATCCTTCAGAGAGGCGCGCATCTGGTTATCAATAAGCCCGATTCCGTTGTCGATATAAGGAATCTTCGGATTGACAATAAACAGGTTCACGACCCGCACCTGCATATCATTCTGCAACCAGTCACGGAAGCGAATGACATCAATCCACTCGCCTCCATTGACCTTGCCGCCCATGGTGACGTTCTTGGATGCCACGGTCACGACGTAGCTGATGTTTGCCGCACTGAGCTTGTTCATGAAGGTGGAGGACAGCTTGGAGGGCGTGACAGTCGCAAGAGACTTCAGCGCCCAAGTTTCCTCACCGGCATGGTAGTTCATGGCCTTGACCGCCATCGCAGCAGCGATGCCGTACTTGTTTTCGGCAGGTACGTCGTTGTCGAGCTGGTCTTCCGTCACCTTTGGGTACACGGGATAGGAGCGGAAATACAGGTTCGGTTCCACAATAGGCTGGTCAGGGTCGTCCTCAATATAGCCGCAGATTTTGGCATGCGTCTCGGTCCACTGGATGATTTCCTCCACCTCGTCATCTTCAATACCCACAGGGCAGATGCAGTACCAGCCGTCAGTACCCAGAGCGGTCGCCAGAACATCCACCGCCTTTTCAGGGGTGGGCGCGTCCTCTACCATGGCCTCTTTGATGACAGCCACATAGATTCTGTTCGGGCGAGGGGACTGAGAAAACGCAACACGGGCAGCAACACCAACAGGGTCAGCGCCATCGCCGGTTGCGGTAAAGCCCAGCTCAGTAAGTTCCTCAAGGCTGCGATACACGCCGACCGAAGGAACTTCGCCCGTAGGGGCTGCGGGAGCAGGGCCAAGAATCAGGATATTGTCGAAGTTGGCATCATTGGAGATGGGAGTGTCCAAGGAGATGTCAACCGTCGCAATCAAGTCGAGATTTGCGCTCATTGGTTCTTTTCCTCCTTTACGAGTTTGTCGTTGATTTCAACATTCTCGAAGTAGCCGCCCTCGTTCTCGACCACTTCGGGGTTGCCGCCGCCGCTCGGAGTTTCATCCACCACAGGAACCAGCTCTGTAACATCGTCAGCTTGGATGTCACCGCCAGTAATGGGATTGCCTTCCTCGTCCAGCTCTTCGTGATGAACGCTGTCCGGGGACAAGGTTCCGCTGTAACCGATTGCGGCAGAGGTGAAATGCACAGTGACCTCTATCATGGCTCGGTACTCGTAGCTCGTGTCACTGATAAGGTCCGACAAATCCTGCACCGTGTTTGGCACGATGATGGAGATGTCCTTGCGTCGGCAGTATTGCACCGCCATCTCAGAATTGAGGAAGTTCACGAACGCCATCATGTCATCGGTGGCAGTGTTCTCCATAACGGCGGTGTAGCCGTATGCCAGCTCTCTTTTCTCTCCAAAGGTGAACAGGTCAATCTGGACCGTCACAGATGAGGGATAGAAGCTGACTGGACGCCCATCAATTATCTTGGTAGGCGGGAACAGCGGTCTGGTGACAGGGCCAGTAGCGAGAATTACAAGGGGTTTGTCCCTCTTCTGCTTCGCCACCCGGCTCTGCCTCCCGAACATGACGGTGGCACCCTTGAAGTAGGAGCTGGTAAGCTCGAACAGGGCTTCTCTGACTCCTTTTACATCCAAGGGCAGTCACCTCCTTCGTCTGCCGCTGCGGTATATGGAGCGGTTTCGCTCTCAGCGACCTCCACGAACTCGCTTTTGCAATGCCAGAGCATCGTGTGGTCCCAATCGAGCGAGCTGACACACTCGTACCAGCGACCGCAATAAAAAAGCCAGTCACCTCGTTTGCCGGTTGACTGGTCTGCTGTGGTAAATGTGTAATTGCCGTAGGCTTTCAGCCTTTTCGTGCGGCGTTCGCCTTCAGGAAGGGCTTGGAGTTCGTCAGCGGACAATGGCTGTACATTCAAGAGCACTTCTCGGTCCTCATAGGTAGCGTACCCGTATCCGTCTACAATCTCCTCGTCCCCGAAATGCCGAATGGTGAAGCTGCGCCGAAATATTTTCAGGCCGCCCATTTACTCCTCCCCCTTTCCCTTTACAACGTAATGCACCGACTGGCGCATACGTCCAGAGTCAATTAGAGGATGGTCGGAGCCTTTTGCCTTGATAGTTGCCGGTGCGTTGGGCGCGAACGAGCCGTTGCCGATTTTCTCCTGCACGAGAGATACGCCAAAAGCGCCAACTTCCTTAAAAACCGATTCCGCAGAACCACCGTTGCACAGGTTTTTCACCTGCTGGGCGCACATCGCGTTGATTTTGCCCTCGTTTTCATCGACGCTCATACGGAGAAACGGTCTTGAGGGAATATTCTCAGTGCCGAGTTCGTTCCATGCGGCAACCGCCGCAATGTCGGTGCCGTCCTCTTCGGCGGCGTGACCCGCTTGGAACCCAACAAACACCTTTTTGGTAGCCAGCTCATCTATCTCCTTGAAGAACTTCTTCCCTTCAGGAGTGAGCCTATCCCAGCCGCCGCTCATCGTGTTTCACCTGCTGACCTGATGGGAATAATCACCAGTCTGCGAAGAGAAAGGAACTGAAGCCCGTAAGGGGTAAGCGCAAGCTCGGCGTCTGCAAGCAGATTCGTCTGCTGGCTCACGGTGAACCCGATAGATGTCTCGCCTTCGGAGTAGCTGCCCACCCTCAAGGAGTCGCCAACAGTTCCGAGCTGGCTGTCGCCATATCCAGACATCTTCAAACGGTGAGCGGTCAGGAGGGCAAGCGCCTGCTCGTAGAGTTTACCGAACACCTTTTTGCTGATGAGCGGTGCCGTCAGGTCAATCCACATCTCAATGGTCTCGTCAGACAGGTTTTCAAACTCCGTTGCGACCAGCCTCACAATCTGAAGTGTCTTGGACATATCCATCACTCCTGTTCCGGCTGGTTTTCCGCTTCAGGCTCGGCGGCAGGCTTGTTCTTCGCCTTGGAGGCGGGCGTCCTCTTGCTGCGAGGCTTTTCAACGCCTGTGTCCTCAGAAAGGATGCCACGAGCGATGAGAAAGGAAATCACGGCGTTGTTCTGATAGCCCTTCTCCTTGATGTCAGCAGATTCGCCCGGCAGTATAACGGTCTTGCCGACGCTGATGACGGAGTTGCCAGTGTTTTTCAATTTCATGGTATCTTCCTCCTATAAAAATTAGAGGGGCCGACACCGGCCCCTCCGTCTCAACTTTGTCTTACACGCCCACCGCGATGAGCAGACTCATCGGGTAGTAAATCATAGCGCCAGCGGTACGAGCCTCGCAAGGCACCACAACCTCCAGACCCTGAGTCTGGATAGGGTACTGCATAAAGGGCAGCGGGTTCTCGATAGAGAGCTTGCGAGAGTCGTTCTTGAAGAGCAGGGCCACGGCCTTGCCATCGGAAGCAGCGGCGTAAGGGTTGGTCTCCACGCTATCGGCGTCCAGCTCAGGGCAGGACACAATCTGCTTGATGTCGGGGATGTTGTCCTGAATGTACTTCAGAACGGTGGTGGCGGTGCCATCGATGCGCTTGTTCTGAATCTCGATATAGGCATCAGAGGACAGAGCCAGAGTGTCAGGCTTCTCCACCTTCTTGGTGACGGTAGCCATCTGCTTCAGCATACCAGTGATGTCGGCGAGAATCTCATCTTCGGTTTTGTCGGCCCAAGAGGTAGTACCCTTTGCACCATTGGCAACGGTGTACAGAGGCACATCATTGTCAGTGGAGAGAACGCCCTTCAGGCCGGTCTCCTCGTCGCCGTTCCACGCAATCTTGTTGTTCAGGTAGTCAATCTGATACCGAGCGGACTCAGCCTTGCGGGTATCGAGAGACTTGCCAGCCATACGGGAAGCTCGCATCTCCTGAATGGAGTAGCCGTAGCTATCGCCGAGGGACTTGATGATTGCAGTGGTAGGCTTGCCCTTCACATCAGCACGAGGCAGGTCGGTGGCGTAGTTAGAAATAATCTTCGCCAGACCGGTCTTATCGTAGCTGTAATAGGTGACGGTCTCAGCGCCGGGGTCAACCTCGCTGGACATCGGGAACAGAGACAGGGCGGTGAACTCAGGGTACTCGACATCGTAGGACTGAGACTTAACGAAGTCCAGCTCACGAGCGAAGAACACGGATGCCGCCTCTGCGTCATCGAAGTTCATGCTGCGGACGCCGACCAGAGACGCAGGAATGCTGGAAGCCAGCAGAGCGTCATAGTCGTTCTGGTCGTATCTCATGTGTTTCTGATTGCTCATTGTGTGATTTCCTCCTCTCGTTAAGCGCCAGTGGCGTCGTTACCGGGCTTCCACTTGCTCTCAGAAGCGTTGTATTTGAGGACCTGCCCCTCGGTAGCAGGGACTGTGAGGTCCACGTCGGTCAGGTCGCTCAGGGCAACCTCGGTAGTGCCGGAGCCGGAGGACGCAGCAGCGTCAACACCGTACAGCTCAACAGGGGCAACACCGTTGGAAGGGCCGCCGATAAAGCGACCGGCGATTGCTACGCCGCCAGTAGTGTCGAAGCAGCCAGCCTCGTCGCCGTCCACAATCAGGTGTACAGCATCGCCGTACTTCGGCTCGGCGTCCTCAGCCAGAGCCACCCAAATGCGGCCCTTTCTCATAACGCCGATGTTCTGGTTGTTCAGGATGCTCACCACGCCCTCCAGGTCGTGCTGATTGGAGAAGCCGTTCACGATGACGCCCTCGAAATCAGCAGCCTTGCTGGCAGAAGTGGGCAGAGCCACATTGCTACCCGGCAGGGAGCCGCGAACAACGCCCATGCCGAAACGGAGCACACCGTTGTCCTCCTCGTTGTAGCGGGAGTCAACGGGATAGTGGTACATATCGTAGATGCCACCGGCGATGCCTTTGCTGGTAGCGAAACCGTATTTGGTCTGTACGCTCATCTTACTTCTCCTCCTTCTTCATTCGTCTGTCAATCATCTTCTGGCGGGCGTCGGCAGCGGAGCCAACCGCTCTGGAGGCGGGCTTGGAGTCCTTGTTCATCATCTGCTGACGCTGGAAGTTGGTGTCCTTGCGGGCTTTCATGTCAGACACAGCCATATCGAAGGCGGCGTTGACATAGGCAGCGCTCTTGCCGTCCAGACGCAGGGAGGGCTTCAGCTTCTTCAGCACAGCCTTCTTTGCATTCTTGACGGTCATGGTTTCCAGACCATCCATGTTGAGTCTGTCTCCGATGCGAACAACACGGAGCAGCTCACGGAAGTCGGTAGCAGAATCAGCACGACCAGAGTCGTTCTTGGTATCTGCGTCACAATTTTTCTCGTCGGTTTCCTCGGAGTCCTCGTTCTCGGCAGGGGTTTCGCTCTCCTCGGAATCCATGTTCGCAGCTTTCAGGCAGTCGATGATACCGAGCAGGGTGTCGATGTCCTCGTCCTGCTGGGCAATCACGCCCATAGCCTTGTCCATGTCCTCAGGGTCTCCCTCGGCATCACGGCGGTCTCTGCGGTCCTTGACCATCTGGAGGCCATCCTGCTTCTCTTCGGCAGGGGCCTGAACCTCGGCAAAGCCCTCATCGTCCTCCTGAGCAACGGTGGTGTCGGCAGCGGTGGTCTCGCCGGGAGCACCCTCGTCACCGGCCTTCATGCGCTCGGCTCGGCGCTGCTTAAACGCTTCTACGGCGGCGTTCATCTCGTCGGGATTCATCATGCCGTCCTTGCGGTCCTTTTTGTCAGACATTGCTTTTCCTCCTTTGAGTGTATTGGTAGATTCACGAGCATCAATGTTGAGGCGGGCCTGCTCTCCAGCCCGCGCCTGCCCTACAAGGGCAAGATGGTTGATAACGATGTCTCTTTGGATTGCGTCATACGGCTGGCCCTCCAAGACGCCCGGAGTTTCCTCAAGTCGCAGGTTGTAGCCGAGGGATAGTTCCCTCAGCCCGCTCTGCTTCATGGCGTCCGTGTTGTGGATAATGATTTCAGCCCTGACGTTATCACCGTCCTGATAGCCTGCGGAGAGAATCGTTCCAATGGTTTCGTCCTCCACATTATCCTTGCTCACATAACCTGCGTCATGGGTAATGATGATGGGCTTGCCTTTGTAACTGGCAAGGCTCTCAGGGGCAAAGACATCTTCAGGGAGTCGAAGCTCCCTGCGAGTGCTTCCGTCTGGGTTGGTATACTCGAAGATACCCACCGAGGTAACAATAGGGTGGTCTATAAGATACCCCTCCTCTGTGAAGTAGGTTTTATCGAGCTGTATGCTATCCAGGCGTCGCACTCTCTTTAAGGTCGGAGTTTCCATTCCATTCCTCCTCTCGGATTTTATCGTTCCATCATATCAACCACCTCCGTTGCTGGATATTGGCAGGTCGATGGACTTGTAGTCGAACACCGCCAGCGGAACACACCGGCATTGGTAGTCCTCGCCGGGGTGACATCTTCGGCCTGTCTTTATGTCAACAACTGGAGGGTCGTTCCACCGGAATCGCTTATTGTTGAGCGCACGGTGGCTATCTCTAACTCGGCTATCTCCAGAAGTGGACCACACATATTCTTTCACCCCCGCATCTTCTTGCTGCTTGCGGGAGATTTGGGCGTTGAGCTTTGCGGTCTGGTCTCTTGCGATAAACTGAGCGTGGCGTTTCTCAACGCCGTAGATGTGCTGAATTTCCTTGGCAATATCCTTGGTCAGCCTACCATTGCGGTAGCCGTCAAGGATGACCTCCCGCATTTCTCCAAGCGTGTCCTGCGGAATAGTCTTGATGAGGGCTACATTGTCCTCAATCCACTTCTTCAGCAACTCCTCATAGAACTCGCCCTCGTAGTAGTCATCGAGAAGGTCAATGCCGAGAGTGGCTTTTACATCCTTTTTCCACTCACGAGAGGTAGTGCGCTTGGTGTTCTTGGCGATTCTCTCTATACGGTCGTACAGCCCGAACTCCTCCATATCTTTCTGGAGGTCGGAAGCCAGCTTGACCAGCAGGTGCATTGCTTTCGCAAGGAAATCAAGAAGCCCGTCGCTCCTCGCATCGTCAAGGTGTTCGGCCTTGGCCGCTCGGCTTATCTGCGGCAGGTATTCCTTCAACCTCTTGTTGAGTAGCTGCATATAGGCATTGGTAACACGCTGGAACTCACGCTCTGCCTGTTCGGGGTAATGAGAGGGGCGCTTGCTCAGGAGAACTCTATGGCTGCCGAATTTCTTCTTCACCGCCTCCTGCACCATGCGCTGATGGGCAATATCGTTCACGAGCATCGCCTCCTTTCGGGCAACAAAAAAGGACGGCGGTTCAATACCGTCGTCCTTCTCTTCATATATGCTGTTATTATCGACGAGAGAGTGGTGGGATTCGCCTTTTCGACGTTCGCAGTATAATTTCACTGCTGAAGCGAAACGCCCTCTGGAGGGCCTCCTGCGGTCCTACCGATTAGTAGACCTCTTCGCCACGAGAATAGGCTTCTCTCGCTTGGTTGAGGCTCATGTGGTTGGCACAATCCTCCTCGTCAGGGTTTTCAAGCTGCACGAGGTCGTCCTCCCACCCGCATACTTCACAGATGTCAAACTCACCAGCCCGCTCGAATGTGTACTTACCGCAGACGGGGCAGGTATAGCTCTCACCAGCTTTAACTTCAGGCATATCACACACCATCCTTCTTCTTGTACTGCTCGTAATAAGCGAGCGCCTTATCAGGAGCGGCTGCGCCGGTCTTTTTATCGGCCTTCGGACTCATGTAAGTGAAAAGGGGGCCGTCCGGCTTGCCGGAAGCATACTCTCCCGTTTTGGTATTGAAACGAACGACTTTACCGTCCGGGGTGCTATACCCTACGACATCGCCGCCACAACCTTGCTTCAGAAAGTCAATGCCTTTCCTCTCATAGTCAGCCTCAGACTTGGCCCCGACCTCTTTCGAGTGCCGTTTCGCATGGTCCCTCAGCTTTGCCTTGGAACCGAAACCTTTGCATGGGTTATTCTCCCCCTGAGGGGAGGCCTCTGCTGAAGCCCCTTTCTTGCCGCTCCCTTTCGGGTAACGCCCGGAGCCGGGGCCGCCATCCTCAGTTGATTCTATTATAGTATTGCCCTCCGAAAAGGGCAAGGCGGTTTCGGAATCTTCCTCGGATTCTTCGGAAGAATTTACCTCTTGGGACAGGATGTCGTTGAGCACCCTGACGCTGTCCGCAAAGGGCGCAAACAGCGATTCTCGCTCATCGGAAACTGACTTCAGGATTTCTCCGAGGTCGGACATCTGCGGAGCAACTATCTCTGAATGGTCGGGGCAGTTAATCTCGCCATCATACTCGGTGCAGAGGAAGTGTTCGGGAACTCCGAACTCTTCAGCCAAGCCGGTGCGGACCGTCAGCGGAATCAGCTCAGTCGGCGTGATACCGAACTCTTCTTGCGTCTCCCGCACAGCAGCCTGTTCCGGCGTCTCTCCCTTCTCGATATGACCACCGGGGCCTCCGATGGTGAATGGATAGAAGTCGGATTTTCGGACGCCAGTGAGCACCTTGCCGTCTTTCAGCACCAGTACGCCGACAGTATTCGGAACCGGGGACTCGTCAGCATCGCCCTCATCCGTAGCGGCAATCTCGTCGGCAGGCGACGGTGTGTTGCCGGGAGAGGACTGCTCGGCACCACCGGGCAAACTCTGTTGCTCGACGTTGCTCTCAACTGCCTCGATTTCCGATTCGAGCGCGCCGTTCTGTTCCTCCACCATAGCGGAGTACAGGTCCTCGTCCTCTTCGTCGATGATTTCCTCCACAGTGAACTCGTCATCAGATGCCAGCTTGCGGCGAACCTCGGACGGGTCAAGGGCCTGCATATCGACATAGATTTGGGCTGTCTGCGCTTTGGTAAGTGACGCGGCGGCCTTGGTCTGCTCAACGGCAGCCTGCTCCGCATCGCTCAGGCTCCAGAGGGGATTGAACACCAGCTTGTAGTCCGGCTCTTCATCAATCTCCCCGCTGGCGATTCCTGCTCGGAACAGGATGTCCAGCAGATACCGCAGGTTGCGTTTGAGCATGAGCTTCTGGATTCGCTCAACGAAGTTGTAGTAGTTCTCAAGGTCGCTTGCGCCAGTGGCGTTCTCCCCAGCGGGAGAGCGACCAAACAAAAGCGTCTGCGGGATGTTCGTCAACGCCGAAAGCATATTGCAGGTGGAGTCGATGACATCTTTGACGCCGCTGAACGAGATGCTCTTGAAGTCGTAGTTCTCACCGTCAGCGTCGATAGCGATACTGTTCAGCAACCCACGGGCCATGTCGATGACCTCAAGCCGCCTCACAACTTGGTCCTCACCGTCATCGGTGGCAAGCAGGGACGCAAGGTTCTTCATCGAATAGATGGCCTGCACCGAACGCTCCAAAAGTTTTGTAGCGTCTGTGTGCGCTGTGACCGTCTCCCGCAACGCCCGCTTGATACGGATATACTCCGGCATACCCCACATCTGATAGGTGGTGTTGGAAACCTGCTCAGGGAGTACGCCGTTGCGGAAGATGAGGCAGCGGCTCTCGTGAACCATGAACGAGCCGTACATACTGGTGACATAGTAGAACTCAGGCTCTCCAAACTTGGAGGTCCTATTCACATTCTCTTTGCCACCGTAGTCCTGCATATACAGGCTGGCGTAGTCGGGCTGAACAACAGCTCTCTCGAACACCCGAAGCTCGTCGATACTCTTGATGTTCTGCCAGTCCACAGGCTCTTCCAAGCCTCTGCCGTCGTCGATGAGCATAACAATAATGGACCCGCCATACAAACGCGCCCACTTGATGGCAGTTGCGGCCTTTTCCTCCCACTCCAATTCATCGAGGCACTCTTCCACGAAATTGTCCAGCTCATCACTGTTCAGATTAAGGTTGAAGCCATGCTTAACGGCCTCCTCAGAAGGTGTGTCGATGATTTTAGAGAACAGCCCGTTGCCTTCATAGAGGCTCGTGAGCTGCATATCGGGTATGATTGGCTCCCTCTCATAACGGTACGACTCAGAATTGTCCTGCGAAGTACCGTACTTGTTGAGGACGTTCGTGTAGCCGTCATCTCTGTACGGTCTGACCGCCTTGCCTTTCTGCTGTTGAAGGACCTGACGACCCCTAACCATTTCTTTACGACGGTTCAGCTCGCTCTTTGAAGCTCGCATAGGGTATCACTCCTTCCTTTAGAAACTGATGCGCTTGTTTGCTGTCTCCCAAACGCCTTCCACATCGAGATTGTTGAGGGTCTCGAAAGTGACAACGAACGGATTGCCCTCAACTGGCCTGTTTGTGACACAAAGCTCTAATAGTTCGATGTCGGATGCAAGGTCATTCTGTACCGCCTCCATCTCGTTGAGGAGGTCCTTCGTAAGACCCCAAAAGGACACGAGATTCCCTGTGCCTACATACCTCTCTTGAATAGGTGAAGTCTGGTTGAAAATATCCTCCATAAGAGAATCATCGGCCTTGGCGACGTAGTCCTCGGTAACATATCCGCTCAAATCTGCGTTCCCGTAACCGATAGCCTCCAGAGCGCCGTTGATGAGCATATACTCGATATACTGGTTTCCGGCACCAGCGTTGTTCTGGAGAACAAAGTAGATGGTGTTCGGTTGAGCCTCCTGCGGACTTGGTAAGGTGTTTACCACTTCCGAGGATAGATGCCCAGAACCGGCAACCTCGCTCTGCACCTGTTGAACAGTGGCGAACTGACTATCGTTTGTAAGCTCACTCACCTTGGTGGGAACAAGAATGTCCACCACCTTATCAGTCGGAGCAACAACTACGCCGTTGCGCTTAATGGCAACGATGTCATTCTCCTCTGCGGTAGCAGGGGCGTGAGGGGATTGCACATGGTTCTCGCACTCTTCCAGCGAGGTATTGATGTCCTCCAAGATGCCCTGAAGCGTTTCAGCCAGTGTTGCGATTTGTTCAGCGGTATATCCTTTTGACCTGAGAGAAGCCAGCCTCAACGCATTGAGTGTATTGACTTTATCACTCATCGTGCTTCTCCTTTCAAAGAAGGATAGAGGGACGGCCTATTGACCGCCCCTCGCCTTCGGTATGATTTACGCCTGCTCTTCAGCAAACACTTCGTTCAGCATTTCGGTAACTTCGGTATCAGTGGCAATGGTCACCACGGGAGTCTCCACGCCGTTCACCTTGATGTTGCCGGGAGTGGTGCTGGCCTCAACCTTGGTAGCGCCCTTGGCAATACCCTCCACCTTAGAGAAGTGCTCCTTGGACATCAGGCCATCAGCAGCGGCAGTAGCCTTGGAGTAGGTTGTGTCCTGAGCGGGAATACCGAGGCCAGTGATGTCCTCCTTGGTAACGGACTGGGCGTCAGAGACATGACCCTCAGCGTCAATAGTCACCTTATACAGACCGCTCTGCTTCGCAGTATGAGCGGGGTGAGTGTAGACGGTAACATCGGTGCCGTTCACCTTCAGGGTGCCGTTGGTGTCGCCAGCGGTGATGGCGGCCAGGGCAGCGGTCAGCTTGCCCTCGATGGCGGCAATCACAGTGGCGTAGTCATCCTCCTCACCGCCGATACCAGCCACAATGCTGTTGAGCTTGGTGATGGCGGTGTTCATCGCAGAAGCGTCATCAGGATGCTCCTGAATCCAGTTGGCAATCTCAGTCAGAGTGTTCAGAGAATCCTGAGCGCCCTCGGGAATCAGCTGGGCAGCCAGTTCCTCGTTGGCGATGGTGCGGACGCTCTTGCCGGTGTCAGAGCCAATCAGGGCGTCCACATCGGCCTTGGCGGCCTTCGCAGCCAGCACGGCGGTCAGAGCGGAGTCGAGGTCAGACTCGGACACCTGAGCCTTGTAGGCCAGAGCAGCCAGACCCTTGACCGCAACGTCTGTGCCGTTGACAGCCAGAGTGCCGTTGGTAGCGCCGGTGGCAATCAGGATGTCCACCATCTTATTGGCGATAGCCAGAGCGGTGCCGTTGACCTTGACGCCTTCGAGGACGTTAGGTTCTCCGCCAACTTCCAGAATGGCTTCAATCTCCTGCTTCGTTTTCTGAGCGAGCAGTTTCAGGTGGTTGAGCTTGGTCAGGTTCTCAGTATTGTAAGACATTTTGATTCCTCCTGTTAAGTGTTATCGTCATCCGAGAAAACCTCGGACAGCATTTCTTGTACTTCAGTATCGGTGGCAACACCCATGTCGCCGAGTCCGCCGAGCGGCTCCAGCGTACCAGCGGTGTCCTTGATTTGGTACTGCTTCGCTTCACCGTTTTCCACAACGGCGAGCACCTGTCCCACATAAGCAAGCGGGCTGGTCTGAGCGTAGGTTTGCGCCGCAGCCAAAGAGCCATACACGCAGGTCTTATCCAGCGGGAAGCCGTCCTGTCTGGAGAAGGCCATAGGGAACTCCATGAAAGCGAAATCAGACGTAGTGTTATTGATAGCCATACTTCATTCCCTCCTCTCAACCAAGAGTGACCTTCAGCACTGCGGCGTTCTCGTAAGGAACAGCGGGTTCAAAGACCCACACCTTGTAGCTCTGAGCGGTGTAGCCCTCAGCTCCTTCGACATCGACCGTAGACTGAGTAAAGGTGCTCGTGACATCGGCGTTCATTGCGGTTTCGTTGATGACCTTGGTCACGCCCGTCTTAGACGCAAGGCAAGCGATGCACACCCGCTGCGTACCAGCAGCCACGTTGATGGTCAGCGTACCGGCGGCATAGGGCTTATTGCTCTTGGTCAGGCTGCGGATGTAGGCGCTGTCCAGCGTGGGCTTGCTCGTAGTGGCCCCGGAGAAGTAGTTCCGGTACGGAGTATAGGCGCTGGTGGCCTTTTCCTTCTCACCTGCCGCAATGCTCACCGGAGGATTGGAATCATCGCCGAGGTTGTCCTTGGCAGTGACGCCAGCACCGTGAGTAGCAACCGCCTTGTATTTCAGGCTGGCAAAGACATTTTCGCCGCCGACGTCGCCGATAGTGAAACCATTGCCATCGTTATCATCGGAACCGGCGCTCAGGCTCGCAGCATTCACGCCAGAAATCTGCTCGGTGCCCTTGTCGGTAATGCGCTGAACCACCCAGTTGCTGGCAACGACGCCGGTTTCAGGACCGTACTGATAGCTGCCGGGGTTCAGGGTGCCAGCGGTGTAGTTGACGGACGCCAACTTCGTGCCAGCCTCCACCGCCTTTGCCCCGCTCAGGGCGAAGCCGCTGATACTGGGCTGGGCCGTAATGGTGGGCTGAAGCCTCTTGCTCAGAATCTCAGTGAGCACTTCGGCAATGCTCTTGCCCTTAGAGGCGAGAGTGCCGGTTGCGTTCTGACCCTTCGTGAGGTTGCCAACCTGCGTGTAGTTGCCAGCCATAGTGATGTCATCACGCATGATGACCTTATCGGCATCTACGTTGCCCGTCATGGCAACCCAATCAGAGCCGTCATAGGAATAGGCAGACTGCTCGTACTCCACTCCTTCAACGGTGGTGGTAATGACGAACACATCGCCCTTATGAGGAGTAACGCCACTGTTCTCGGTGAAGTAATTTTCAATCACCGTTGAATCAGCGGTATCGAGAGACGTCTTTGTGCTCTCATAGAGAGCGCCGCCAATGGCGCTCAGGTCAACGGAGGTGTCATCCAGACGAACAACCTCTCCAGAGACCAAAGCATAGATGTCATAGAACCCGGATTCCGAGTTCATGACAAGGTACATGACATTATCTTCCGCAGTTTCAGCAGTCGGAACGGAATCTACTTTTTCAAACTTGGCGTGTTCCGAGTTGGAAATGGCAGTTGCGATTGCCTGCTGGATTTCCTGCGCAGTCATGCTGTCCGAAGAGTCCATCTTTCCGTCAATGACGGCCTTTAAGGCTTCGGACAGGTCTTCCTCGGCAATCTCGTTCTTGGCGGCAATAGAGCCAAGTGAAGAAGCAAGCGCATAGAGCGCTAACTCCTGCTTGATTCTCTCTGCCTGAAGTTTCAACTGACCGAGGGTTGTGAGTTTGCCAGTAGAGATAGGCATTGTGTCTTTCCTCCTTGTCTCATAGTCAGAGCGGCGTTATCCGCTATGCTGCGTTATCAATTAGAGCCATATACTTCATTGAGCATCTGAATCACCTCCTCGTCGGTGGCGACATCCTCATCGTCAACAACGGGAGTTTCGTCATCCGGCTCATCTGGTGCCTCTTCAGAGCCAAACACTTCTGTAAGCATCTGCTTGACCTCTTCGTCGGTAGCCACGTTCTCTTCAGGCACCGAACCTTGAGCCATATTACGAAGAATATCCAAACTCCCAAGCGCTCCACACGGATGTACGGATATGGCCTGCTGCACATCCCATTTCTGAGTGGTCTTCCTGGTTCCGCTGTCGCCGAAGCCGATGACGGATACATGCAATTTACCAGCAATCAGGACTTCAGGAGGGATGTCGATGGGTACGCCATCATATTTGATAGGCTTATTGTTGCACTTTTTCCCGCTGTTGGAGAACACAACCACAACGTCAAGTCCATCCCACGAATTGTCGAATGTGAATGCAGCCTTTACCACACCGCTGCTGCCAGCGACGAGTGTGCGCTGCCCAAGGTCGTGAGTGACCTTTTGGTCGTTTACGGTAAAGATAATCAGCACTTTTTTCCCTCCTGTCCTCGTTAGAGTAGATTTCCAATATCAAAGGTGCTTTCAAGCTCATTGTAGGCGGCGCTCGTTGCGTCCACCATATCCTTGAACCGGCTCATCGGGAAGCTCTCAAGCTGGTCGAGATACACCTCGTTCCAAGGGCCGTATACCATGTCGAAGTTACCCGCCTGCCATTGCGCAGCAACAGGCTCTGCTCTGGCCTCTTTGGAGCCGGTCTCAGGAATTGCCTTAACAGGGAAGCCGGACAGGAACTTGACAAAGCTCCTTGCTTGGGCCTTGCCAGCCTGTCCAGGGTCCTGCGGCAGTCGTATGTGAACCGAGCCGAACATGGCCCGGTCTTTTTCTGCGGTAAGTTTGATGAGCTGGCGTACATCGTTGGCCTCCATACGGACGTTTATAACATCGGCAACAACGTAAGTGCCATCTCTCCTCTTCCCCATAAGTACACCCGCCGTGTAAGCGGGTTCGCCGCCCTCGTCCTCGGAGGTGGCTGCGAGGTCCCACGCTCTCGCCCACGAAACAACATCTAATGGGGGAGTGTCAAGAATACTGCGTAGCTGCACTCTCTTGAAGTAGAGTCCGGCAGCGGGTTTGATTTTCCAGTTGCCTTGCAAAAGACGCTCTCGTTCTACAAGCGGGAGCGCCTTCAGGTTGGCAAGGTATGAAGGATTCGTCTTGAGAAGAATCTGGTTGTCATAGATGGTGCTGGCGATGAACGTCACCGACTTCGGCTCGTTCAGCTCTTCGGGTGACCCCAGCTTGAACTGCTCAATCAGCTCTTCCTTGGTGTCTGCCCAATAGAGTTGGTCTTCTCTGCGTAGCATCCAACGTATAACGCCGGAACGCTCCTTGATGGGGTAGCCGGTATCAGGGTCAATCCACCAAGAGATGAACTTCGCCACCCAGCTATCGGCATCAGGGTTGCAGGAGGCTCGCACATACGGAGTTACTCCGCAGGTGCTTCTGTTACGGGAGAGCATATAGAAGAACGTCTTTTCCGAGAAGTGCGTCAGCTCGTCAAAGTAAAGCCCGCATATCTGAGAGCCTTGCCATTTATGGACATCCTGTTCTCGCTCGATATGGGCGAAGCTGATTTTGGACACCTCGTGTCCGTCACTCCCTCGGAACACCCAACGGCTTCTGCCAAGCTGCGGGTACGCCCTTGCGATACCGCTATACAGCTTCATGCCTTCATCCCACAGGCCACCCTGAGAGAATATCTGATTGTGGTTCTTTCTGAAGAACACAGCACCATAGCCCTCACGGTCTTTCCATCGAAGGGCGTCAATGAGCATACCGCAGGTCTTTCCTCCTCCGGCTGCCCCTCCATAGATGCAGATTTGAGCACGAGATGCGAGGAAGCGTTCCTGCGCCCCTTTCTGGGGAGCGATTATTCTTTTACTCATCGCCATCAACCCCCATTCCGTTATCAGGGACGTAGACAACTACATCCTCGCTGTTCTCCTCTGCTTCTACATCAACACGGTACTCTCCAATGCTGCCAGCTCTCGACCTGCGTTCAAGCTCAGAGCCGAGTTTCACGGCTTCTCTGATGTCCTTGAACGAAAGCTCGGAAGCGTCCAGCTTTTCGAGTGCCTCCAGCGCCGCCTTTTGCAAGCGCATAGCAATATTAGTATGGCGCTCATACATCTTCCGTCTTTCCTTGACGGCGTGAGCGAGCGCCTGTTTTTGAACCTCGTTGTCGTAGGCCCTGACTCGTTCATCCCAGAACCACCGGGACTTCCAAGTTGTAATTAACTGCCTACTTTTCGACAAGTTTTCGGCAACGGCTGTTACAGTGCGTGGCGGCTCCATATCTCGGTAGGCGAGGAAGGCAGCCCACGCTTGTTCCGTCTCCTTCGGTTGCCGTTCCCAAAGGCAAGGTTCCTGCGTGGATTTCTTGCTACCCATATCGCCTCCCCTTTCCTGAGCAAGATTCGGAGGCTACCACTGTTTTATCTCATTCAGACCTCCTATGCAGAAGTTTGTATGCTTGAACCACTACCAGCACTACATTCAACAGTATGGTACTGAAAGAGCGTATCGTGACCCCGTAGATAATGAAAAGGAGAGCGCCAATCAGGTCAAAAATCCTGATTTTGCGTTCTCCGTTCATCGTGAAGGCCAGAATGATGAAAAGCGTTCCGGCTATTCCAATCCACTCCATACATCAAGCTCCTCGTTCGTACTTATCAACCTTGTTGACAACTATGGTAGTAATGGGGAGAATGATGACTTCATAGGCGGTTTTGAGCACCACCTGTGCAATGAGCATCTGTACTAGCGATTCGATAGGCATTTGCCCAAGGAACGCAATCGGGATGAACACAAGGCTGTCTGCCACCTCTCCGAAGAAACTGGAAGCGATAGCCCGAATCCCGAACTTCTTATGGTCATCAGGGTGCTTGCTCTTCAATCTGCGGAATACTCTGTCGTTTACAAGGTCTCCAATAACAAAGGCCGACAGCGATGCCACCAGAACTCTCGGAGCGCTGCCCAGCACCGTCTCAAACGCCTCTTGGTTGCCCCAGTAGGAAGGAGCAGGGCTGGCGATTGCCAGCTCGAACGCCAGTACCATCACCACATTCATGGCGAACCCCATATAGCAGGTGATTCTACTCCACCGATACCCGTACACCTCAGAGAACACGTCGCTGAGGATATAGGTTACAGGGAAAATATAAATGGCCCCTGTCATGGTGAGTCCAAAAGGGAATTGCATCTGCTTGGAAGTGATGACATTGCTGATAAGCAGGCAGGCCACCGAGATAACGGTCAGCAGTACCTGAAGGAAGCTGTACCTCTCGTTGCGAAGGGTTACTTTCTTGTTCATGCCCAGTAGCCCTCGCTTTCCTTGCCGACTCTCACGTCGAAGTGTACGGCGTTTTTGACCTCTGCCTCCACTCTTAACTTTGCCGGGACATATCTGCTCTGAATGAGGTCGAATACCCACTCCACGGCGTCCTCAATGATGAGGTCTTTGCCGCAGCCACGGCGAAACTCCTTGTCGAGTTCGATATAGTCAGGCAAATACTTGCCCGGAACCATATCAACGCTCATCTGAGCGGTGTAGTGCTCGTTCCCTTGAGGACAATAGAGCTGGAGGTCAAAACCAAAGTGGATGTCGCTGAGTTTTTGGCGGTGCTCCAGACGAGTAACGCCGTCACTCTGCTTCACTGGAGTAAGAGCAGGGTCTGCTACGCCGTTTTCTGCAAACGCTCTCGCTCTATCAATACAGGTGGCGCACTCTCCGCAGGGCGTATCTCCACCCTCATAGCAGGACCAAGTGAGATGATAGGGGGCCTTCAGGGATAGTCCGGCGTGTACCACCTCTCCCTTCGTCATGGTAATGAGTGGAGCTACCAGCTTAACCGCACCGCCAGACCCTTCTTCGATGGCCTGATTCATAGCTTCAGCAAATTTCTCGGAGCAATCAGGGTAGGCACTACCGGCAGCGTCATCAGCGTGAGCGCCGTAGTAAACCTTGGTTGCGCCTACGCTCAATGCAAATGCCGCAGCAGCAGAGAGGAACAATCCGTTACGGAACGGCACATAGGTGTCAACCGTCCCTTTGCCGCCCATCTCCATGAGCTGGTCCGAGTAGCTTTCGTGCTTGATGGCCTTGTGGCTGTGCTTCAGGAGAGGGCAGTCGCTGTACTGCATTACTGCGCTCATGTCCATCTCGTAATACGGAACACCATACCACTTTGCTACCGCCTTGGCGCTCTCGATTTCCTTATCGTGCTTCTGCCCATACAGCATATTGAGTGCGACTACGTTATTGGAACCGTATTCGTCCACCGCCATAGCAAGGCAGGTAGTGCTGTCAATGCCTCCGCTCAGGAGGACAACTGCTTTCTGTTTTTCCATAAGTGAGGTTTTCTCCTTTCGAGGTTTTTATCACTTGCTGGTGGTTCAAGACTCTTTGATAGTTTCGATAGGGAAATGACTGTCGCTACGGACAACCACTCTCAGATGCTCCGGCTCATACACACTGGTGAGCTTCTGGAACACCTCATCGCAGAGCTGTTCGCTGGTGAGGTGCTTGCCGTTCAGTTCCTGCTTGAAGTAGGCTTCAAGGTCAAGAAAGTCAGCAATCGTGTCATTCAGCTCAATCTCACAGCTCACAGACGCCCTGTAATAGTTCGGACCCAGCGGGCAGAACACAGTAACAGGGACATCAAGGAATCTCATGCGAGTGATGCCATTGTCGTTTGAGTAGGTTTTCATAGGTTTTCGTACTCCTTTCAGTGGTCAAGTGATTTTGCATATTGTGACCACACCTTGAGGTTGTGAAGGTTGACAGGCTGACCGTCGAGCTTTTTGTCGGGGTAGATATTCTTCTTCCCGCACATGGCATTGCCTTTTAGCTCGAAGGTAACTCCGTACCTACCTCCGCTGCTCCAAGATGTAGAGTCAACCGAATCAAACGGGTATTGCTTCAGCTTTTTGGTGTCGGTATAGCCCAGACCGTGAATTTGCGTCCCAGTCC